CTTTCGATCTCCCGGCTTAAGGATGATAGTCTCAGGATTATTTGCGTGTAAATCCATCCCCGCTGATCCTTTAGTCTGGTACTGAGGAATGTCAAATGCATCACCCAACACCACTTCCACTACCTCGTGAAACTTACACTCTGCTGTTCCGTAATCTTTTCCCATTAAACGTCAAAATTAAAAGTTAAACTCTTTCTACTTGCCAAATAGTCGCACAGGTGTACGAACCTTTGGGCTGGTGTTACTGGTTTCGGCATTACCTCAGTACCAGCACCATTCCACTCACCCATGTGAGATTCAATTAGATTGTATAGAGCATTCCGCTGCGCCTCATTAAGCCAGAAGTCTACACCAGTGACGCTAGTACTCTCAGCGATAAGCTTCTCGTAGTATGGTCGAATGAGCATCGGGTGATTTTTCACCGTATACTTGTTCTTCTTTATTCCATGCTTAAGACCATCGTGCAGTATAAGCGCCAGTAAGATAGCGTCCTGTTGCTTCTTACCATAAGGTTTACCGAACGTCTCAGTTAGTAATATTGTTTTAGCAAGCCTGACCGCTGCCTGTGTATGCCGGAGAAGACCGCCCTCACCTAATGCATACTCCGGATGATATTTGCCTGAGCTCGAAGCTGGCACTGTAAAGAAGTAATCAGGCATTTGCCCGACCATCCATTCAGCACACTCTTTCATATCAGGGCTTGCTATGCACCCAATCTCAAAGGATAATGCCTTTATTTTATCTTTTACGTCCACGTTTACGGTTTTTGTATTGTTCGTTTTCTATTTTCTTTTGCTCTCGCTTAATTGAGCGCTTGTAATTCTCCTCCTCTTTAGCGACTATACCACAGTACCTTGTACAAGCCGTATCGTCAAGATATAATCCCTCAAATGGGTGAGCGACAACAATGTCGTCAATACGTTTCTTGAAATGAGTAAACTCGTCATTGAATACGATCTCTATGTTTTGTCCGTAAACGTCCATGTCTACGATATGCTTTATGCCAGCAATAACTTGATCGTTATTCTTTCTAATCTCCACCCACTTTCTGTCAGGAATATCGTATAAAATACTGACAAAGAGTTGGTCGAGGAACTTAGTTGTAAGCTCCTGACCATGAGCCGCTACCTCCATAATATTTACTCCTCGATAGCTTCGAGTAGCGCCTTCATCTTTTCAGACTTAGCGTTTCCAGTGATAGCTCTCTGATTCAGATCGTCACCGATAGCCTTGATCTTGGTCAACTGAACACCAACGTCCACGAGTTGCTTACTGTAAGCGAAGTTCGACTTATCGACACCAGCCTTGGCTTTCTTAGCCCTCTTGATAGCCTTGTTGTTACGCTTCTCCGCTCTAGCAAGTTTCCTTGCTGTTACATGTTCTAATACTTTTGTTGCAATTGCTACTACATTCATAATACATTGAATTTAAAGGTTATAACTAATTTTCACACAATATAAGTAAAAGTCACTAATTTTCACACAATATAAGTAAAATTCACGAGACTACCAAATTAATCTTCTTTTAATCTGAAATACTCAAGATCGTCAACCTGAATTAGTTCCAGCTTTCCTTGAAGCTTCTCGTGTAACTCATCCCTTAAGGGTGAGACTTCCATGCTCTGAATCAGAGCGACAGTTTGAGGCATGTAGATTATCATCTCTAAGACCAATCTAAATTTTCCCAGCTAATCTTACCCTTCGGACATACTTTATACACCCACGTTGGAACTATTAACCGCTTAGCAGCTCGTTCTCCACCCTCCTTCTTATACCTAATCAGATATCTCTCCTCCCCAGCCCTGTTTGTTTGAATTACCACCTGTTCAGGTGTACGTTCTCCAAGGTAATTCAGGATATTATCATGTAACTCCTGTCGCCATGTAAGTTCAGCCAGTATGAATCTCTCCATTGGTGAGAGTCTCTTCTTTTTTGGTTCATCGATATACGATAATCTCATTTTCGAAGAACCCTTTTCATACTTCTTAGGGATCAGCTTTTCTACTATAACACCATCCTTATACTTTAGTTTTATAATCATATCAATCTATTTTAGGTTGTTCAGGAAGATGCGACCAATGAGTAATGTTATACTGTGACGTATAGGCAAAGTCATCGATCCAATGCATCCTCTCTTGGCTTATCAGTCTCAGGATGTGCATTACACAATTCCCGACAATTAAAACCCTCTCATTCTCTGGTGGTAGATCATCATCTACACTTACCCATTTTATACCCCGCATGTGCCACCTCCTGTTAAGTCACACACATCCATAAATTGCTCCTCGAAGACTTCCCCTTCCTTTAATACAGCCTCACTATAATCAACAGGCGTTAGCGGCTGACCGCCTCTAGCCCCGTCAGGATACACAGTAAACCCACGTAATCGGTGAGCATACTTAAGTAGAGTTTTTGCCATCATCCGCACCTTGCTCTCATTGTTAAGCTCCGTACCCCAAGCCGGGAGGTTGATGGTGGAACTGATACTCATGTCCACGAAGTCCTGAATATCAGCCTGAAACTTGATCCTACGTTCAGGGTCTTTTGCAAGGTCAAGCGCTGTCTCGATGCTGTTAGGATCAACACCAAGCTGATCAATAAGAACCTTAGAAGTGCCATCCACAACGTACTGATACTTCCAAGAATCATTCCCCTCAAGGTAGCGACGCTTGTAAGCCACTCCGAACAATGGCTCAATACCTGTGGTTGTTCCGGCTAAGATGCCAATAGTTCCCGTTGGTGCAATCGCCCTGTAAGCCATTGGTCTACTGATGCTTAATTTGTCCGCCAACTCATTAGCGGCTCTCTCGCTCTCATTCTTCCACACCGTTAGCCATTCACGCAGTTCATCCACCACTTCATAGCGATAACCTCTCTTCAGTAACCACTCATGAACACCCATTAAACCAAGCCCAAGTCTACGATTCTTTTCTCTTACCTCGTAAATCTTAGCATACGGTAATTGTGCCACTAAAGTACCGCAGAGTAGAAACTTAGATGCAAGCCCGACAACCTCCTTGAACTCTTCAATCGTATCGATCCGGCTCATATTAATTGATCCAAGATTACATACATCAGAATCATCCTCAGAAGTGACCTCAGTGCAAGCATTTCGTAGTGTCTCATTTTCCTTATCAAAGAAGTTGAACGACATTCCCGGCTCACCTGACATCATGGCTCTACGAACATTCTCAAGGTAAACTTTAGGAAGCTCCATGAATGATAGTTCAGTTCCACGGGCAAGATTGGTTGCTATAGCATGGATATCGGACTGGTACACTTGCTCAAGGAATTCATTATCGTAGTTGACGGATATGTTTGTCATATCGAGTGGTGCTGAATAGTTGAAGTTCTTCTCCTTCAGGTAGGCAATCGTTGCCTTTGCACCCTCTTCTGTAAACGCTCCATCAACAAACATTTCATTCCATGCCTTGATGCCTAAGAATTCATTGATATCTCCATGCTGCCAATTAAGAGAGCCATAGATTGCCGATCGCCTTGATCCGCCCTGCATAACGTTCCGACCAATCTCGTTGATCATCTTCATCTTCGGGATAACCCCACTAGCAAAGCCGCCTGTCTTATTAATAACAGAACCAGCCGGACGATACACTGAGTAGTCAATCCCGATCCCGCCACCTGTCATGAGGGCACTCTCTGATTTCCAAGAGAGATTAGCCCAATCCTCCCTGTTATCCTCGATGGCTTTTAGCAGATAACAGTTGTTAAAGAATCTATTTGGTCGTCCAGCATAGTACAGGTAACGACCTCCGGCAATGAACTTCATCTCCTTATGTGCCTGAATAAGAGCGGACTTGTCCGGTGAGCTCAAATGCCCGTTCACCACATCCTCCACGAGAGTTTCAGATAACTGATTCCATGTTTCGGCATGTAGATGCTTGTACTTGTTATTGAATATTTCGACTGCAAGATCAGTCCTAAAAGGTTCTGGCATCTATTTTAATAATGTTTGCACTACATGAATAACTTGAATCTTTGTGATAGTTCCGATTCCGCCATCTGGAATATATTGGACAAACAGCTCATATCCCGGCAGATGCCCGTACTCCATTTCATCCTCAACTACGTCACCGTGATGCGCTGAATACCTTGAGTTAGCCATTTGCAGGACGATGGGCTTAATCATACCCAACTCCTCGTCCGTAATACTAGCTATCTCTATAATAGCCACACCCTCTGATTCTGATTCTATTAAAAGGTATTTTTCCATGCTTTAAGTTTTATTGGTTTAGTGGGGGTTATATAGGGGGGTACAAATTGTACCCCCCTTTAATTCAATCAGTCAGTTACAGAATATCTTTATATACTTTTTAAGGTTCGTACATAGTGCGTTGCTTCAGCATAACCAACGTTACTAAGGAAGGCATAGTAATCCCCTCCTCCGTACATATTATCTTGCCAAAGCTTGTAATCCTTGATCGAGTCAATGTAATTACCGTAGTAAGCATGACCTCGCTTCGTTCCAAGCGCAGTTGTCTCCCTTACTCTCGGCTCTTTCATCCCGAATAGGTTGTGATTTTCTGTACAGATATCACTCGTTAGATCACCCGTCTCTAAGCGTATCTGACTCATTACGACATCCTTGTGCTCAATACCTAACGTGTCGATCCAGTACTCAATGTTCTCGAATGATAGTTCATGAAGATCAATAAGCTCAAACTTTAAGCTATCGATTTCTCCCTGCATCTCAAGCTCAAGCTCAAGCATCTCTATCGTATGGAGAGCATCGTCTCGCTCCTCGATTGTGTCTTGAATCCAGCTTATACCAGCCACGAGCCCTAGAGCCATAACAATAATTGCAACCCACTCTAATGTTGTTAATTTCATCCTCATAAATTAAAGTTTTAGTTTTAAAATGGTAACGCATCTGCGTCATTCCGATCCATCAGCTCACCAACGAAAGGCGGTGTGATAGTTGGCTTGTCGAAATCCATGTTAGCCTCGATCTGTTCATCGACCTCTAGCCAGTTAGTATCGTCCCAGCCATGTTTATCAACATCGATGCGATCCTGATATCTGCCATTAGCCAAGTTGTATAGCATATCGAAGTTGCCAACGTGACCAAGATGCTTGAATTTGATTTTATTAACGTGTATCTGTACCGTATTCTTCTGAAAGTCACGATACACTGTGATTCCACCGTCAGTCTTATTATAGAAGTGCCCACTTCCAGAGATATCTCCTAAGTCCGGCACTAATGGTTTGCCATCCTCATCTTTACCCATCTTGGTAGGGTGAGCGACAAGGAATACATGAACGTCCTGATTACGCTTGTAGCGACTCATTATACTCAGCCACATATTGATATCCTCAGTGCTGTTCTTACCCATTTTATCGATCTCTGTCCATGGATCAATAATCAGACCGTCGATACCGTACCTCTTTACGAGTAGGTCACTGATTCTCATTATGTTTTCGAGAGAGTAATTATCATCCTCCGGATAAATCCAGAAGAAGTGCTCAGCAATAAAGTTGTAGCATATCTGCAACTCAAGCGTCCCAACATCATTGAAAGCCTTACCCGTTATCTTACTGACCAGCTTACTGATGTGATATTCTATCGGGAAATTCTCAGGGCTAAACACCGCAAACTTCCAATGCTCAAACACCGCAAGCCTTGCAATGATATCATCCAAGAACTCAGACTTACCGTGAGTAGATATACCCGTAACGATTGTCATACGTGGACGCTCGAAACTGTAGTGCTCCTTGAAGTTCTCAGACCCTACCTGCGCTCCGGGATTCAGACCATTCTTCCGTAAGAGTTCAAGTTCGGCACTCAAATCGTGCACCGTCTTAACGTCATCGAAGGGTGCTGGTCGAGCTTTATCAAACGAATTGTACAAAGCGACCTGACCTTTCTTAACGAGCAGCTCATTCGGATCATTACAGCCTTGCAGGTCAACGATCCAACATTTATCTGCTCCTATCCTACGTAAGAACTCTTTCTGTAGAGCATGTCCAGCATCATCAAAGTCGAACGCTAAGAAGATTCTCTTCAATGGTTGAAGCTTCATCCGCTTCCGACCCTCATCCTCGAACAGATGAACGTGGTGATTCAGATACTCAAGGTTCATCGAGCCCTTACTTGCCCCGTTAGGTACTGATATAACGTTCTTTATGCCAGCTACCATATATGACATCGCATCAATCTCTCCCTCCGTGATAATAATGTAGTCGTCTGTATTGTACAGAGCGTCAATGTTATAGAAGATCAGTTTAGCATCCTTATGCATCCTGAAGTTCTTATCCTTATCACGGTATTTGATATTCACACGATTACCCTGCTCGAAGTAGTTGAACTGAATGGTGTTAACCTCAGCTTGAACTTGTGGCATGTATGAT